GAAAGAAAAGAGCATGTTTGGCGAGTCGATTATCCGAGTGACAAATCGCGACGGGGATATCGTCAGTTTCATTGTCGGCACTGGTCTAGGAATGGACATGTCTCTCTCGTGGTGGATCGAGACATCGGAGAGCGACGAGGTGCTGTATGTCGCAGGAGCGTAGCGCGGAGTGGTTGAGAGGTGCCCGCGAAGAGGTTCGCCGCCTAGAAGGGGAATGCGACGTGGTATTTCGTGGCGAGCCGCACATCACTCGCATGGCCTTGTGTGAGCGCGCGGAGGAACTGAAAACCCTTCTCGCCGAAGCCGAAGCCCGCGAGGCCAGCGTGCCCACGGCGGCGGACCTTGCTGTGGCGGACGAGCTGGACATGCTGGCCGCTCATATCCAGCAGTACATCGGACCAGACGACGCCCGCGATGACATCCGGCGTATCTGCCGCAACCGGGCTGAGGACTTGCGGCGTGGGGTGAAGCGCGGGCCGTCAGCTGCAACCGGCACGGGTACCCTCACGCTCTCCGAAACCATCGCCGGACTGCGGGAAGCCTGCGCCGGGGTGGTGGTGTCGAAGCATGAGGAGATCACGGCGGCGGAGGTGATCGCGGCGGCGGAGCGGGCGCTGCGGTGTGGGAAGTGGGAGCATTTTACTTCAGATGAGAGGGAAATGATGGCCGCCGCTTTCGCCGCAATCGCCAAATGGAAAGAGGCACACAATGCGTGAAACACTCAAAGAACTCGCCGGTGATCTGCAAATGATCCACCAATTCCTGGAACAATCGGAGGCCGTTGAGCGGCAGTTGGGTCAGTATTGGCGTGAGCATGAAGCCGAGCGCGACCAACTCCGCGCCGAGGTGGAGCGGCTGCGGGGACAATCCAAGGCGGCGCTGTTGAACGCGAAGCAGTCGCAGGACGGATGGAGCGAAGCGTTGAAGCTGCGTGACTCTGCCACCGCCAGAGCCGAAGTCGCCGAGCGGGAATGCGTGGAGTACATTGACTACCGAAACCAAGCGGTCATCAGTCGGAACGCGATGGAGCGGGAGCGAGACGAGGCCAGGGCCCACGCCGAAGACCTTTGCGGGGCGCTGAGTGACGAGCTGAGTTGGGCGCGTGCTTATGGACCATGCCAAGCCCCACACGTCAAGCGCTGCATGTGCCCGCATTGCGTGACAGAGAGGTCTAAAGCCGCCCTCGCCCGCACCCCGGCGCAGTCGCTGGGACGGATTAAGGCGGAGGCGTTGCGGGAGGAAATAACAGCGTTCGTTGCGTTATTCGGGCCTGCTGCCGGTGACGCACTAGAAGCCGAAGCCGACCGACTGGAGGCCACCGATGGACGCTAAACGGCTGGAGGAGTTGGCGCAGAAGTGCAAGGAAGCAATAGAGTCGCCTGAGTATTGGCTGGACAACTTTCTACAAACGGAGGACATCGCCGACCTAGCCCGCTGCGCTGCGGCTTGGGCGAAGGTGGAGCGGAGTATCAACCCGATGATTGAACGCCGGAACTGGCCGCAAGGGGCTAAGTGGTATTTTCGGCCAGGTGGCCGATCTACTGGTAGCGGCGACACCGCCATCGCCGCTGTCGAAGCCGCGCAGGAGGTGACTGATGCGAACAAAGGCTGAGGCGCTGGCGAAGCCGATGGCTGGGGATCGTTGGACAAACAAAAAAGGCGTAGAGCGGTACGTGACGAAAATAGAAGATGAGCGAATTGTGTTTTTCAACACGGACAGCTCGGTGTACGCGGATAGGTTCCGCCGCTGGGCCGCGAACGCCGAGTACCTAGGCGGTGCGGAATGATCCGCCGCGTCCGCATGGCCCGCAAGCGGCTGGCGATTGCGCGGGAGCAGGCGAAAGCAACTCTCCAGCGTTACTATTCACTGCCAAGCGGAGAACGGCAGCGAGTGTACTGGAAAAAAGAGCGGCGCATGAATCAGGCATGGGCTGTGGTTCGCAGGAAAGAGAGGATTGCATGAATTGGACAAGAGCGCACGACGTATGGATTGCCGAGCATTGCGAGGGACTGGAGGTATCGACCGAGTTTGCTGCGGAGCCGCACGAGATCCGTTTTAACGGGCCGTGGAAGCCCGTCGCCACCTACAACACCGACCCAGCCGCCTGCATCCGCGCGGCTGAGGCGTGGCGGAAGAAAGGCGAAGGGCGGTATTACAGCTTTAGGTCAGAGCAAAACGACGGCGGCATATTGTTCCAAGAACACGCGGTTTGCTTTTCCTCGTTTGCGAAGTTTGGCAGCGCGGACGGTCCATCCGCCCTCGCCCAAGCACTATACCGCGCCACCGGAGGGCCAGCATGAAGACCATGTGGTTTTGGAACTCGCAGGTAGGCCCATGGCGCTGCTGGGGCCTGTGGTACAAGCAGCGGTGGTTTGCGGGGCTGTCAATTGTGCGTAAAGGAGAGGAGTGGAAACTGTGATTCACGAACTGAAAACCCTACCAGAATACTGGGATGCGGTAAACAGCGGGGCGAAGCCATTCGAGGTTCGCACGAACGACCGAGATTTCAAGGTTGGCGACATCCTTCACCTGTACCGATCGGTAGATGCCGACTTCTACGGCGCGGAGTTCATGGAGTTGGCCGTAACCTACGTTCTGTCTGGTGGCAAGTTTGGCATTGAACCGGGGTACGTGGTGATGGGGCTGGGGGAGGTATGAATACCCTCCGACTAACTCGCGCCGAATCCGCCGCCTACACCAACGGCGAGCGGCGGATCTGGCGGGCGATGCGGAAGCAGCCGCGCGTCGGAATCCGTGGCGACGGCTCGATCATCCACCCGGAGTATTTGGTTTGGGAGGACAAGGGAGACATCATTCCGCTTACTCCAAGCTGCATGTACCGGATTACCCGGCGCTGTCCCTACGGCCAGCCCGGCGATTTGGTGAAGCTGTCCGGTGGCGAAGTGGTCGAGGGCGTGTTTATGATCTCCGCCATCACCGTCGAGCAGCGCGGCGGGCGCTGGGGCTGGGTTGTGGAGGTGGGGGCATGACCCGCCAACCGCCGGCCCCCGCCCGCATCGCCGAACTGGAGCGCGTCTACGCCGACGAGTACCCGACGACGCCGCGTGCGCAGCGCAAGCGCTGGGCGGTGGAAGGTGCTACATACGACGCCATCGAGCGGTACAACATCGAGCACGAAGCGGAAATAAAAGAGCAGTAACCCTGGTTTGCCGACACGGGGACGAGAGGGAGCAAGAACGGTGTGGCTACACATACCATCATCAGTTTATTCAGCGGGGCTGGAATGCTCGACGCTGCCGTGCGATGCGCAGTTCCAGTCGCTCGCACTATCTGTTTCGTGGAGAGGGAAGCTCCAGCGGCAGCAATCCTGGCGGCGCGTATGGAAGACGGCAGCTTGTGTAAGGCTCCTATCTGGTCCGACATTGGAACCTTCGACGGCCGCCCGTTGCATGGCCGAGTGGACGGAATCATTGGCGGCTTCCCATGCACCGACCTCAGTGTGGCCGGGAGACAAGTCGGGCTCGACGGAGCCGCCAGCGGACTGTATTTCGAGTACGTGCGAATCATTCGCGAAGTTCAGCCCCGATGGGTCTTTATTGAAAACGTCCCGCCAGTTCTCGCTTTTCCAACAGGAGGAACCGTACTCGGAGAACTTGCCACGCTCGGGTTCGATGCGGAATGGGGAACTATTCGAGCGTCCGATGTTGGCGCCCCGCATCGACGGGACCGGGCGTTCATCCTGGCCCACGCCCAGAAGCGAGGACTCGGAGAGTTGCGGGAACCATCCAGGGGCGGTGGATTCGCTGACGGGAGCGACGCGGCAGTGGGCTACGCCGAATTGCCGGGACGACCACAACCCGTCAACGCCGGACTCACCACGGACGCAGCGGAAGTTGGAGCAGGGCTGGACCATCGACCTGAACGAGCAGGCGGCGTGGTGGCAGACGCCAGCTACGGACAGCTTCCGATGTCGGGGCGGGGACCGGAAGAACGAGATGGGGTTGGATCAGCAGGCGCGGACATCGGATTATTTCCACCCGGCCCCGGAGACGCCGCCGCATGGCAGCGAATCCTTGCCGACTTCCCCGACCTCGCGCCGGCGGTTGAATCCGAACTTCGTGGACTGGCTGATGTCGCTGCCTCCAGGGTGGACCGACTACGCGCCGGTGGAAACGGCGTGGTGGTACTCCAGGGTGCGTATGCGTTTAGAGTCCTTGCTGAACGCGCGGGGCTGAAATTCTAACACCAGGCCAATGCCGACGGCCTGAACGAAAGGGAGCAAATGAGAAACAAACCATGGGTGCCGCACGATCCGTGCAAGCGGTGTGGTACGCCTATACCGACGCTGGCTGATAAATTCCAGCCGCGCAACAGTATCTGCAAGCCATGCGGTAACGCGCGGCAAGCGGTCAAAAGAGACGCGCTACGCGCTAAAGCCGCAGTGCCATGTACGCAGTGTCAGCGCATGATGCTCACATGGACCGAGCGCCGGCGCGGAACGTGCAAAGCGTGCCGGGCAGACAAGCGCTGTGCGTGCGGGTCCGTGCTGCTACAGAGCGATATGCGTTACGCCCGCTGTGCTCTATGCCGCAAGACAACGCGCGCTGAACGTAAGGAGATCCGCTGGTGCGGCTGTGGCGGCCAGATCGAGCAAAAGCGCCGTTACGCCAAGATGTGCGCAAAGTGCGCAACAAAGGCACGCACGGAAGCCGGGCGCAGGGGAGCCGCAACCATGCGGACGATGCTGGGCAACAGTTACCCGATGGCAACGCACGCCGTTCAGGCGCCGATGAATACGGGCGAGTATCGTCCGCCGATGACGCGGGCGGAAGCGCTGGCGCAGGATCGGGTGAACGATGACCCGGCGCGGTCGGCGTGGATTGACTCGGTGTGTGCGCGGCGGGTGGGGGTGCGGGTATGAGCGGATACCGGGCGTTTCTCGACGGCAAGCACGTGCAGCCGCAACCATCCGGGATTACCGGAGAGTTCGACCTGAACGGCAAGCTATTCGGCTTCCAGCGGCAAAGCATCACGCGGGCGTTGAACGCTGGCAAGTTCGCGCTGTTCACAGAGTGCGGGAGCGGCAAGACGGCAATGCAAGCGGAATGGGCGCGGCAGGTCTGCCAACATACTGGCGGCGACGCGCTGATTCTGGCACCACTAGCAGTGACGGCGCAAACCGTAGCAGAGGGCGCGAAGTTCGGCGTAGAAATAACGCAGTGCCGAAGCCAGAAGGACGTGCGCCGGGGCGTCAATGTCGCCAACTACGACATGCTGACGCACTTCGACGCGGGCCACTTCGACGCCGTTGTTTTGGACGAGTCGAGCATCCTCAAGAACTTCACCGGGGCCACGCGGAGGCTACTGCAAGACTCGTTTGCCAGCACGCCATACAAGCTCTGTTGCTCGGCTACTCCGTCTCCCAATGACCACATGGAGCTCGGCAACCACTCTGAGTTCCTGGACATCATGAGCGGCGGGCAAATGCTGATGCGGTGGTTTCTAAACGACACGATGAAGGCGGGCGGCTACCGGCTAAAGGGCCACGCTGAGGCTGATTACTGGCGGTGGGTGGCGTCGTGGTCGGTGTGCATGGAGAAACCGTCAGACCTTGGGTTTTCCGATGACGGATGGAATATGCCCGCGTTGAATATCCATGAGGAGATCGTCGCCGTCGATCAATCCATCAACGCCAACGGTCAACTGTTCCGGGTGGCGGACGTTTCGGCAACAGGCCTACATCGGGAGATGCGGCTTACGGCGCCGGCGAGGGCAGCGCGCGTTGCCGAGATCATCGGCGACTCGAAAGAGCCGTGGTGTATCTGGTGCAACACCAACTACGAAGCCGACGAACTTATGCGGGTGATCGACGGCGCAGTGGAAGTCCGCGGCGACGAGCGGACGGAGGCGAAGGAAGAAAAGCTACTTGGGTTCACGCACGGCGCGTTCCAGCGCATCGTCACGAAGCCATCAATCGCGGGGTTTGGCATGAACTGGCAGCACTGCAATAAGCATATCTTTTGCGGGCTGTCCTACTCCTACGAACAGTTTTATCAGGCAGTGCGTCGGTCGTGGCGCTTCGGCCAAACGCGGCCGGTTGATGCCTACATGGTCATCGCGGAAACAGAGGGCCCGGTCCTAAAGACCATTCGCGAGAAGCAGAAGAAGCATGAAGAAATGAAAGCGGCCATGGTTCATGCGATGGCGGCAATTCAAAACGGTACCGGGCGGCGTCAGCTTGCTTCAGCCGTTGGCACGAAGCAAATGAATCTTCCGAGGTGGATCTAATGAACGTGATTTTAGACGAGCGGCACGGCCGCAACTGGGCGCTCTACAACGGCGACTGCTGCGAAGTCATCAAGGGTATACCCGACGAGTCAGTAGACCTGACGGTGTTTTCTCCGCCGTTCTCCAGCCTGTACACCTACTCGGATTCCGAGGCCGATATGGGCAACTGCGCAAGCGATGAGGAGTTCTTTGCGCACTTCGGATTCCTCGCGCCGGAACTGCTTCGCGTGACGACGACGGGCCGGTTGTGTGTGATGCACGTCAAAGACCTGCCGACGTACCGGAACAGCGACGGGGCGAGCGGATTGCGGGACTTTCCAGGCCAGTGCATCGCCGCTATGGAGCGCGCCGGGTGGACGTTCCATAGCCGCGTTACGGTGTGGAAGTGCCCGGTGACGGAGCGGGAACGGACCAATAACAACGGGCTACTCCATAAAACCGTGATGCGCGACTCCTCGCAGATCCGGCAGGGCATGGCTGACTACGTGCTGGCGTTCCGCAAGACGCCGCCCGGTGACAATCTCAGCACAAAGCCAATCGAGCGGCCGAACGGGTTCGAGCGATACATCGGCGATCTGGAGCTCGACCCGCGCGAGACTGACCAACACCCGTCGAAATACGCGCGCAAGGGTCGCGACGGACGGACGAGCGTGGAGATTTGGCGGCGGTACGCGGAGCCGGTGTGGTGGGACATCGATCAGACGGACGTGCTGAACTTCCGCATCGCCCGCGACGAAAAGGACGAGAAGCATATCTGCCCGCTGCAGCTCGGGTTGATTCGCCGGTGCCTGGAACTGTGGTCCTCGCCGGGCGACGTCGTGCTATCGCCGTTCGCCGGTGTTGGCTCGGAGGGGTTTGCCGCGCTGGACGAGGGCCGCAAGTTCATTGGCATCGAACTCAAGCCGGGGTATTTTTCGACGGCCATCAAGCACCTGGAGAGCGCGGAGGCATATGCCGGCGCGCAGGGAGGGTTATTCGATGCAATCGACTGACAACCCCATAGCCACCGCCCAGCGCGAGCAGCGGGAAGCGGCGGCGCGGTACATCGCGGACGGGCACCCGATGGCGGAGCTGGGCATGGGCGACTGGTTCGCGGAGGAGTTCATTCTCACCCAGGAGGCCCAGCTATGACCCGCCAATGGACCCTAGCCAAATCCCGCACCATCGCCGAACGGGTGATGGAGTGGGAGGTATTTGAGTTTCGTGGGCGGCTGGTCCGCGTCGATGGCGGAATGGTTCCAGACTGGCCACATACTGACGCGGGCGAGGTGCTGGCGGCGATTCAGATGGACGGGTGGTGTGTTGATGGCTGGTGGACCGCGGCCAGCCATACGTTTTGCGTGCGGCTGCGGCACCCGATCACAAAGGCCGCGGCTGAGGGCAACGCGCCGGTGTGGAGCGAGGCCGTGATGCTGGCGGTTTTGGCGGCGGTGGAGGGGTGAGGCCGCCCGACGTCGAACTCGTCGTGCTTGGCGTGCCGGGGCCGCAAGGCTCGAAGCGGTACGTAGGCGGCGGGCGCATGATCGAATCGTCAAAGAAGGTTGCCCCATGGCGCGATTCCGTGGCTTGGGCTGCGCGGGAGGCGATGGCGGGCCGGCCACCGATTGACGGGCCGGTGCGGTGCCAGATGGTGTTCGTATTTCCGCGGCCGAAGTCCCGCAAGCGGACGGCGCTGCATGACCGCAAGCCGGATCTGTCCAAGCTCATCCGGTCAACAGAAGACGCGCTGACCACGGGAGGGGCCTGGGCGGACGACGCGCGGGTTGTGGAGTACGTGACCACATGCAAGCGGTACGCCGATGAGATGCCACCTGGCTCAATTACGAGCGGCGCCGCGATCCGGATATGGCGGGCCGTCCCATGACCATCCTCGAACAACTCAAACGCGCCGGCGCCGTGCTGGTGCGGGCGAAGAATCATCAGGTGTGGCGGTTGCCGAACGGGCGGCGCTACGTCATGGCACAGACGCCCAGCGATGGGCGGGCGGGTAGGAATCAGGCGGCCGTGCTCAAACGGCTGATGCGGGCGAAGTAGACGGGCCGCTATGCCGACGCGGCCGGAAAGAGGGAGCAATGATAGGGAAGAGACTGTTTGATCGCGTTATGTCTGCGGAAGAGTTTTCTCCGCTTTACACGCGAAACCCGGCGGCTAACATCACCGGAAAGGAAGTTGCTCAGATATGGAAGGGCAACATGCGAGACGCTCAAGTATTTGAGATCACGCCAACTGCTGAATATTTTTACGCAGGAACAGACCAAGAGGAGTGGGATGTATTTCATGACTTTCCTTCGCTACTGCCACCTTATGACAATCTTTGGATGGAATACACGCCTCCGCCAACAGTGAGAAGCAATGGGAATATTAAGCCGTTTAACACTGGCGGATTGCAGTTGAAAACCGGAATTTCCATTCAGACGTCAGAACCACGCAAAGGACACCCATTGCATCCAGATGTGGAGTTCCGAGCGCAAATGATGCAGGTATTCCTAGAGCAGAATGGGCGATTGCTCGGCCCTTCGATGCACGCCTGTTGGATGGTTGACGGCGCCGGTAAGGCATTCAGCCTGTCTAGTGCCGGAGAAAAGATTCTATTTACGGCTGTCGGCGCCGCGCAAACTGAAGCTACTGTTGCACAGCAGCAAGACTACATGACAATGGGGTACCCTGCCCTGCTGGCTATCTCGTTTTTGAACTGCCGTAACACGGTCGTCGTAGATCACCGACCGGACCAAAAGCTGTCCAAAGTGCATCAAAAACGGCACGGACGCCCTTTAACTACCTTCAAGACACTGGAAATTTCCCAAGTCAAAAAGCTTTTGAACGAGACGAAGGCGATGGGAGTTTTAGAGTTGAAGCACGCGCTGCACCTCTGCCGTGGCCATTTCAAGAATTACAACGAGAGGCCGTTATTTGGCAGGCATAAGGGGATGTTTTGGTGGGGGCCAACGATTCGAGGCACTGGGCCGAACGCGGTCATCAAGGATTACGCCGTGAAAGGCGGCGCATAATGGCACGCGCCCGTAACATCAAGCCGGGATTCTTCGAGTCCGACGACCCGGCAAAAGTCGGATACCCGCAGCGCCTACTGTGGATCGCCATGTGGACGCTGGCAGACAAAGAAGGCCGCCTGGAGTACCGCCCGACGCGACTCAAAAAGTACGCCTTCGGCTTCGATCCGGCGACCGTGGAAGACGTCGCGCAATGGGTTCACGACCTCCACGACGCCGGGCTGATCGTCCTTTATCCGGTCGGTTCTGTCGAGGTAATCCAGTGCGTAAACTTCCTGAAGCACCAGCGGCCGCATTATAAGGACCCGGAAAGCGAGTACCCGCCTCCATCAGGCCAAATCAATGATAGGCCAATGATAGAGCAAAATCCCAGGATTCCCCAGGATTTGCCTCTATCATACGTCAATGATAGGCCGATTCCCCAAAGTTCCCCAGGATTCCCCAGGATTCCCCAGGATTTGGGCCTATCATCGGCCAATGATACGTCAATGATAGACGATTTCCCCAAAGTTCCCCAGGATTTGCCTCTATCATTGGCCGATCATAGACGATTTCCCCAAAGTTCCCCAGGATTTGCCTCTATGATAGGGGGGTCTCCCGGTATGAATGTTGAATGTGGAATGTTGAATGTGGAAGGGGGAAGGGGGAATGGCGCGCTGACGCCCGCCCCGCCCCCGCCGCAGCAACTCCGCATCGACGACAACGGCCCCGAACCAGACGAGCTTTTCCAGACCGCGGCGAAGTTTGCATGTGAGCACTTGCCGGCTGGCGGCGATGTCGGGCTCACAGCTTCGGCCATGCGCAGCGAGTTCCAGAAGTCGGCCAGCTTCGAGGGCAACCCGGCGGGCTTCTGCTTGAGCTTCACCGCCAGCGTCCGCAAGTGGCGGGCGGCATACGACGCCAACCCGGATCTGCGGACGAAGCAGGCGCAATGGTGGACCCGCGACGGCACGTACTCGCAAGCACCGCCAGCCCCACGGGCGCCGCGGCGATTTGGGCCGGTGGACTTGAAAGCCGGGCTGGAGGTGGACGATGCCTTGTAATCGCGGCACAGCCACCGCCCAGCTCAACCGCATGTCGAATCTTCAGGGGTTTGGATTCATGGCGCCGGAGACGTTCACCTCGCTCATTGACGTGCTCGCCAGTCATTCCGACGATGCAACGCACGCTCGGGCGGCGGTGGATCTCATACTGGGCCGCAAATCGCTTCCAACGGGGCCGCAAGACATCGCGGACGCGCTGAACGAGGCGAAGCATGGGCAGCCGGTCAGCGAAGCGCCTAGGGCAAGCACAGGAGGGTGCGGGCGCGAGGTGCCTGGGCTCACGTATTGGGACTACGATCCCAACTCGCGCGGGCTTGAAAAGATCCACCACCCGGCACGATGCGCAGGTGGAGAAATCCGCGTCACGAAGTGGGTGCGAGTGCAGGGCATGGTGGACGAGCAGGGCAACCAGCTCAAGCAGCCGTACGAGTTCAGCGGGAAATGTCGCTGCGCTGGGGGCACGCTATGACACCCGAGCAATTGCAATTAATGGCGCTTATGCGCATGGAAATAAAGGATTTACAACGCCAGAATACGCTACTCCAGCGCTGTCTTGCGCAAGTATCGGCCGACCAAGCGGCGGTGTGGGAATTATTGCGCGTTCAAGGAGCGCTGAAAAAACATAAAACTTTCCGTTGACTTTGCGGAAAACTTCTTGTAGGATCTGAAATTGAGCATAGCTGTTTGCTTAACCTCCGACGGGGTTTGAACTGGCGGTAAACGTCGCCAGCCCTTACGGGCTCCCAATCGAGGAGATGCGCTTGGACACCTTGAAACTGGCCGGACCGACTGTGATTTGTGAAAACGCAAGCGGTAAGCGGCGTGCAATCAGCCTTGCAACCTTGCGCATCCTCAAAACCGCCGGCCGCGTGGCGCGGCTGATCCAGCGCCGCAAAGATAAAGCGGTAACGCGGGTGTTTTTGCTGGCTGAACCAAACGAGATCGCCACGCGGATAACGGCGCAAGCTACTGTGGTTAAGGTGCTTCCGAATACCTACACCCACCGCTCTTCGCTGATGGCTGGTCTGTGATGGAAGACGAAGTCGAGCGTTACGCGCAAAGCCTGATCGACGGCACTGACTACGCGAAGCAGAAGGACCATGAGGCACGTGTTCGCATGGTGGCGAAGTATTACGGCGTCAGCGTGAACGACATGCACTCTATCGAGAATGCTTTGATGCTTCCCATTCGTGGCTTGATTCAAGAGGCCGTCGCAAAAAATGCCGAGGAGATCGTAAGGGCGTTCGTTCGCTTATGCCAACCTCACCGCCCCGCTGGTGCTCCCGATGCCGAGAGGCCCACGCCGGCGCCTGCCCCCAACGGCAGCCGCGGATAGACCATAGGCCACACGCTACAGCGCGTGGGTATGACGGACGATGGCAGAAGATACGGGCGATCAAGCGGGCACGTGACCCGCTCTGCGAGTGGTGCAAGGAAGCAGGCCGCGTGGTACTAGCGGAACTAGTTGACCACTTCATCCCACTGGCAGCGGGTGGTACTCATGATAATGAGAACCTAGTATCAATGTGCAGACCGTGCCATGGGTTGAAGACGGAGCAGGATAAGCGGAAGTATCCGCAAGTGTATAAAAAGAATACAGTTTGAGGTGTATAATATTTATACGAAATGGCTATTAGGGTGGGGGTTGTATAAATCTTAGACACATTGAGGACTACAC